ATGAAACGCTTAGCTTCTTCTTTTGTTGATTGAAGTTAAAATCTGAAACACCGCTAATTCGGTCATCCTGCATCAGCGCTTCTGTGATCCTGCGTTCGACTTCCACCCTCGCCCAGTCAGGATCCTTGCCGTATAGGTCCAATGTTTCTATTCCGTAGTCCCAGGAGTAAATAGGCCACTCAAAACGTTCTGTCTGTAAGATACAGAAAATTGATTGTTCCAGAGCCTCCAGCCCGTCGATAACCCGCCCATCCTCCAGAGCGTACGTTTTAGACGGCTGCACTTCAAATTCAATGCGTTCGTCGATTGTGGTCGTAGGAATCATTGCAATACCCCCAGTATTAGGAAGGTCTGTCCACCCTGCTGTCGAAGCAAAGCGACTCGGTCCTTTGTTGAAAGCCCTACCCCCTTGAGCCAGACACATTGGTCCGTTGTAATCGTTAACTTTTGGTCAATGAAAATCTTCAAAGGCGATGTTGACTGAACGACCCCGAACATCAATTTGACGGGGAATGTGGCTTCGACAGCGTTAACTGCAATTTGTTTGAATGTCTCGAAAACATCAGACAATAAAACCACCCCCGATCAAAGTTAAGCCCATGGTATGTTCTGACTCGCCGAACTCATGCTTAGCCTTCTCAACAAGCATCCATTGCTGAATGCCGTTAAGGTTCACAAGAACCATTGAACCGGCACGAACACGCACATCCCCGAAAACCTTTTTGACTGATAGTTTTTGCTCGACCTGATTGTGGAGATTAAGTAAGGCATCAGCTTTCTGTTGGGCATTAACATTCTCTTCTGCCTTCTCATAGTGCTGCAACAGGCCCCACTTGTTCTGGTTAGCTGTTGATTGCGCGATGTAGATCTCGCGCTTTCCTGTCTTTTTGTTATCCCGGTAGAGCTTGATCCTGTTGTACGTTTTCGCATCAATCGACCGAGATCTGTCATAGTTCTCAGCTGATCCGTCATCCAGCACGATAGGCACCTTCATGTCTTTGATTTCTTTGAGGGATAGTCTCCCGAAGTCATCGAACAACACGAAAAGCCTCCGGTTCTGCATGAGCGTGGCATCTAATGCGTTTCCCATAATGTCAAACAAGGTTTGGTTATCCTCAACCCGAGACGGGATGACATAACCGGTGTTCGCCAGGGCTCCCGTTTTCAAGCGAAAGTCATCCGCGATCATCTTAATGACCTGATCTGCGCGCTTGTTCGAGTAGACATACGTGTCCTTGTTCTTAAGATAGCGCAGCTGATCATATGCCGTGAATTTGACCTTGTCTTTGTCGCTCTTATCCGTGAAAAGAAATCCGTAGAACACGTTCGCGCCGTCAACCTTGAACCGAACGGCGTTCCCCATTTCGAATGGAACCGGCGGTAGACAGCTGAAAGTGAGTTTTCCCGGATTGTTCTTCCGGGACGTATCCCAAACAACCTTCCCTTCGGCAGGAGGTAAGTAGATCGTGTTACCATTCAGAACGGCCAGTTCATACATTGGCGCACCTCCTACTTCGGTGGAATCTTCAATACTTGACCGACATAGATCGTAAAATACGCAACTCGTTTTCCTTTGTTCCTGGCTGAAATAAGGGCTTTGTTTGCGTTATAAATCTTCTTCCAAAGACTCCCCTTACCGTAAAAACGCTTGGCGATCGCCCACAAGCAATCACCCTTCTTGACCTTATACGTGTCTTTCTTAGCCTTTGCCGGAGCCCCTGCACGTGGCGCCGCAGGAGGGGGCACTGTTTTTTTAGCGGCCTTGGTCGTCGATGTCGTTTTGGGCGGAATAACAACCGTTTTAAGGCCATAGTCTACGTATTGTTTGAGTTTGACCGAGATCGATACGTCGCGTGCATTGGCCGCAGATTCCTCGATCGTATAGTCCTCAAGCGAGACCTTCAGGTTAGTCCCAAAGCCCCCTTCACGAACGACAATGAATTGGAACGGTTTCTTGCTGACCTTAAGCTTCTCAAGATGGTCGAGAAAGTATTTCTGCGGCTTGAAGTTAACAACAAACGGATACTTCCTGTACGGCAGATCGAACTTAAATTCAATCTGAGTGAGACCGGGGAGTTTCAATTGGTTAACCTCACCTTCATTGATGAGGTCGACGGTCTTATTTTTATTTTTGATTTGCAGCTTAATGGATGCCGGGGCGAACGGTAGCAACACATCACCTAAAAACACTTTATGCATGACTACCCTCCGCAGCCCCCACGAGCTGACCCTTGAGCCAGTCGCTGAACTGGTCAACGACACCATCAATGTCAGGCTCGGATTGAACGTTCGTGAAGTCAAAGCTCATGTCAGCAAACGTGAACCGATTGATCACATCGCGTTCAGCAATCTCTCGCAGATATTTGAGCTCTTCATTGCTGATATCGAGTGAATCTTTTATGCTCCCAACGTTCTTGTCGATGTTCCCGATCTTCGCAGCGGAAGGGGAAGTCGTAGCAACTGGCCTATAGTCCTCGACCGTTTCGACTTCGCCGGCTTTCTCTTTTTCAAGTTCACGCCTTGCCGCGTCAATCTCAGCAAGTCGAGCTGTTGTTGCGTCGCGTGCGTTTCGCTTCATTGTTGCCAGTTCTGCGGCCCTTGCTTCAATACCTGCATCAAGCTCCGCCCTCTTAGCCGCCAGATCGGCTTCCCTTGCTTGTTTAGCCGCCTCGTTCTCGAGGGCAGCCCGCGTTCCGAAATCAACATGGCCTATGTAATCAATAGTGACTCCTGGAATGGCGTTCAGCAGCCCGATAAAGTCATTAAGGATGTCAATGGCGCCATTAACCATGCTTTCGATAATCAACAGAACCGAAACTTTCATATCCCCAATAAATCCGGCAATGGCCACACCGGCGCTCGCCCAGGCGAACTTTAGCTTAGCAATCAGATCAATAATCCAATAGACTCCGGTAAAGAACCCGATTTTAACCCAGTCCCAGGCGGTTAGAATTGCATTAACCACGATCAACCAGGCAATGCGTATGCCCCCGACAGCTTTTACCCATTGATAAATTGCGACAATGATAGCCGCGATGGCCAAAATGATCCAAGTTATGGGGCTCGCAAGGAGAGCAGCGTTAAGCGCCCACTGAGCCACTGTTGAGACCCAGTTCGCTGCTGCGACCGCAAGCGATTTAATGGCCCACAGACCCAGCGCAACGGCAATACCCAAAACGATGGGCTCGATCCATGACCAGTTTTCGACGATCGCATTCGCAAGCCAAATAGCTATGTCAATAATCCACCCGATCGCTTCCGCAATGTATCCTAAACCGACGATCATTGCGTCGATCGCCGTCTGTACTGCAGGGTCATTCAGCAACTCGTTGAACTTCATCAGCACCGGCTCAAACATCATGATCAATTGGTTTTGTATGGACTGCCAGACTTGAGCGAATGTCATAGGCATGTTCGCAAACTTTGCCTCTGTTTCGTCAGCCGCCGCGAACATGGCCTCTTTTACTACTTGAGCGGATAATTCGCCCTCTGCCGCAAGCTTCCGAATTTCGCCCATTGACACGCCTAAGTAATCTGCGACTTGCTGAAGAATCATAGGCGTATTGGACATTACTGCGTTCAAGTCCTGACCTCGAAGCACCCCTGAAGCCATGGCTTGAGTTAGGTTATACATAACCGATTCGGCGCCTTGCTTGCTGGTACCTGAGATCGTGAACATTTTGTTGAGCAATTCGGAGAAATAGATTGCTTCGCGGTTGTCCGCGAACGCATCTTTCGCCTGCATAGACAGACTAGCAACTGCTTTAGCCGTGTCCAAATACGCACCGCGAGAGCGCTGCGCGCTTCGGAAGACCATCTGATTAAGCTGCTCTGTCGTTTGCTGCCCATCGTTTATCATGTCCAGTCGAGCATGAACCTGAACTAACTCATCGGACATCTTCACGCCAAGTTTAATACCCTTGATAATCGCTATCACTGCCGCTGTTTTAATTGCGGCTGAGTGCAACATCGACATTTGACTATTCGCGTTATGTGCCGCATTCGCGAACTGCTGGGCGCCACGAGAAGATTTTCTTAATTCTTCATCAATTTCTCTAGCCGAACTAGCTGCCTGATCAAGTTCTTCAGAAGCATGAACGATTGATGACGTATCCACAGGTTGGGCAAGTGAGGCTTTAACATTACCAAACGTCCCTAGAACATTATTCAAAGACGCATCGATGCGGTTCAGCGTGGCACTCATTGAATCGTTTAATCGCAATGTAGATCTAAGAGTCGCCATACCATCACCTACCTCTTTGCTTTTCTTACTTGCTTTTCTTCTTCCTTGATCCGCAAACGAATAGAAGCGATCACAAATGCCCTCTCGTAATCGTTCAGATTGAAATACTGGGACGGAGTCCACCGAAGCTTCTGAATGCAAAAGTGCAGAATGTTCGCTTCGGGGTCACCATCCTCGATTAGTTTTTTGCATTTTCAACTTCAAGCTCGAGATCGAATCCGTTGATTTCTTGGACGGCATTGGACAGATTGCTGTACTCGCCCGGGATAAGCATCCTTTCGAGAAGTGCCTCCGCGCCCATGACGCCATAACTGTCCTGCAGTTCCTTGTTATGGAGATCCGGATAAACCACTGATGCGACACAGGACTTCAAGACATAGTCATTAAAGTTCGTCTCCGGCAGGAACACATTACGCTTGCCTGGGACCGGAACACGCTTCGTGCATGCCTGCCTAATGGTACGATCTTCTTCGTTGGTCAACGGTCTCAGTTCCCATTCAATGGGCTGACCGCTCTCATCGAGAAAGCGGTCAGACACTTTAACTTTTCGATTTTCGATCGGCAGCGCGTTTTGCGCCATAAAAGCGTTCAGGTTCATTACATACCTCTCAATTCACGGAAGGTCTCCGGGATCGCGAAATCGTCGAAGGTGAAATCGATATCCTCGTCCAGGAACTCGGCATCGGCGTCGAATTTTGCGAGGATAACACTGTTCAGGTTGCAGTCTTTGAGAATGACTGTTTGCCTGCCGACGCTGGATGTCGGATCCTCGTTTGTGACCTGAATCTCGAAGTACATATCTTCGCCCGTCTGCTTGTATCTTTCAGCAAGCTTACGGAAGATCGACGTGTTGTAATGCATACGTCCCGAACCGGTCCCCTTCCAGCCTGTTGTTTTATTACCCTTGCCCGTTTTACCGAGAATAGGTACTTCAGCCTTTGTCTTTTCAAACGTCGCGTCTAGGTTGATGATCTGCATCGCGTTGTATCTGCGATTACCGATCGTTACAAAGCATTCAGCTAGCGACCCGCTGACAGAGTCTCCGGCTTTCATGACTTGGTTATTCATAAAGAGTCACTCCTTTCTTAACTGACGATGACGGTCATGTATAGCTGCGTCATGGCCGAGATAGGCGTGATTCCTAAATTAACCACAACTGCCTTCTTGTTCTGGCCTTCAGACACTACAACGTCACCTTCCTCGAACGCCTCGATTGCACGAATCTCGCGCAGGCTCGTCAAGAAGTTCACGACATCCGACCACAAAGAGATGCGACCGCTCTCGTCGTTCGGGATCCTGCCAAGATATTTCGTGTTGAATACTGTAGCGATATCGGTCGCGATCCGGTCAAGAACCCTGATCGTCTGGTTGATCTTAAAGTCCTCAGACTTGTCCGCGCCCAATGTCGTTAAAGAGTTGATGTCTTCAAGCACACGAATGGAGTCACCGACACGGTGGAAGATGAACTTCCCGGCTTCCAGTGCCTGTTCCAGCTGTGTCTGAGAGTAATCCGCCACAACCGTGTATTCGCCGTCATAGACAGCGTTGGTCAAGCTTTCAGACACTTCTGCACCCGCAAGCGCACCAGCAACCCAATACACCAACGAAGAAGCATTCGCTACATTGACAACGCCTTCATGATCTGCTGCCGTGTTGTACACAACGGCCTGAAACTTCAGCCCGATCTCGTCACGCATCCGCTTAGTGAAGGCCACTACAACCGCCACAATCTCCGAAGTCTCTGAGGCGCAAGCTAACGCATCGAAGGAATATGCTTCAAGCTTGGTCAAGAAACCCTGCCAAACCTGTGCCGTTGCCGTGGAGCCGTTTGCGCCACCGGTAAACGATTCGCCTGCATGGATCGCCAAGGATGCACTTGTTTTCCACGTAGCGAAGTCATTCGCGTCGAGATCGGTTATTGTCGCTACAGAGAGCTGTTGAAACACCAAGGCAGTACCCAAATATACGAGCACATCAAACTTGGTTGCGTCGATGACATTCGCTCTCACAACTGTCTTCAAATCGTTTCCGCGTGTCCCTTTGTACTTAGCGGTCGCTATCGTGTTTGACGCGGCGGCCGCTCCGTCTCCAGCGAGCTTGTAAAGCAAGACTTTACGAGCCCTCCGGAAAGCCTCGCGCAACGGTTTCATATTTTCGTGGTCATAGTCATAACCTAGCAAGCTCCTAGAATTTCTAAGAAAGT